AAGATAACCCTAACTTAATACCAGTCATACTGTCAGCGCCCAAGCTGATATCAGGCTCAAATCTTCAGTCTAAGCAGGACGATGGATGGAAAGAGAATCTCCAACGTATTGCTGAGGCTCACCCGACTTCCGCGCTCGCGGATAAAGTAGGCGGTCGCACCGTCAAGCAAGCAAAAGTCAATGAGATAACTAAGAAGCATAATACACGTGTTATCTCGGAGGACACAACCTAACTATAATAACTAAGGAGGCTCTATGCCATCCACTTTTGCAAGTACCAATATCGCTGAGATGGACTACTATATTGATAGAAGGCAAAAGAAAAAAGAAAAGAAAGCCAATCGGAGAAACGCTACGCAGTCTGGCTTGCTGCTTAATGACATAACCCCACTCACGGATACTCAGTCTGACGTATTCCGTTCCTACAATAGCGGTAAGAATACCGTTCTTCATGGGTGCGCCGGTACAGGTAAGACATTCCTGTCAGCGTTCCTAGCTATGCGCGATATAATGAATAAGGTTGATAACAAACAACAGTTAATCATTGTACGGAGCGTAGTACCTTCAAGAGATATGGGATTCCTTCCTGGTAGTATAACCGAAAAGACGAAAGTATACGAAGAACCTTATAGGGCATTGTTCAGTGAGATGTTCAATCGGGGTGACGCATATGACATACTGAAACAGAAAGGCAAGGTACAGTTTGTTTCAACCTCTTTCATACGTGGTACTACGTGGGATGACTCTATCATACTTGTTGACGAATTCCAGAACTTAGATTGGGGCGAACTCAACACAGTGATCACTCGGGTAGGTGAGAACTCTCGAATCTTGTTTAGTGGTGATGGTAAGCAGGATGACCTCACATCGAAGCGATACAATCAAGAGTCAGGTATTGATCAGTTCTTGAAGGTACTTGGTAAGATGGAGTCATTCGACACTATTGACTTTCAACCAGCTGACATAGTGCGGTCTGATTTCGTTAAGGAGTATATCGAGACGTGCTATAGTATGGGTATCTACAGTTAAAAAAACCTCGACGTAAAAAAATGGTTTACTTTTGGTGAGAACTAAGGTATAATACTACTTAAATGAGACTGAAAGTAAACCATTATGTTTGAACATGATACAATAGATTTTAAAGATATAGACGCAACCACCATGAAGGGAGGTCGATACTATGACACCCCCAAAGGATACTATCCTAGTGTTACTACTGTACTTGGTATCTTATCTAAGAAAGGTATCGCTGAGTGGAGGAGGCGTGTAGGTGAAGCCGAAGCGAATCGTATTTCTACTCAGGCTGCGAGACGTGGTACTGAAGTTCACCAGATGTGTGAAGATTATGTTAACAATGACCTGACCGAAAAAACTTTCCTCCCCCATGTACGTGCGATGTTCAACTCAATTAAGCGGGTTCTTGATGATCGTTTGGGTGTAGTTGTTGCCCAGGAGTGCGCCATGTACTCTGACTATCTTGGTATAGCTGGACGCGTAGATTGTATCGCTGAGTTTGATGGTAAGTTATCAGTGATTGATTATAAGACGGCAGGTAAGTTAAAGAAGAAAGAGTATATCGGGAATTACTTTCAACAGGCATCGGCATACTGTGTGATGTTCGAGGAGATGACCGGTATACCGATCAATCAGATTGTGATTGTGATTGGTGTTGAGAACGAGCCGAATGCTCAGGTGTTTATTGAGAAGCGCGATGATCATATATTCAATATGATTGACACGATTAAACTTTATAAGGACTCTATAGAATGAGATTGCTGATTGGAATTTTGATGGCCTGCTGGATGGTAATGGTCTATTCGACAATGAACTTGAGCCATGGGTCAATCGTTTACTCAGAAGAACTGAATCATGAGTTCGTACATGAAAGTGAGATCGTTTGGCTCGCAAAGAACGTATACTTTGAGGCAAGGAATCAAGGCATAGCTGGTCAGTTAGCAGTTGCGATGGTTACGTTGAATCGAGTCAATGATTGGAGGTATCCGAATACGATAGAGGGTGTAGTGACACAGGGTTTAACTCGTGAGTCATGGCGTACTGGGTTACAAGTTCCGATTAGGAATAAGTGTCAGTTCAGTTGGTACTGTGATGGTAAGGCTGATGAGATTAATGACTGGCAGTCGTTTGGTAAAATTAAACAGCTGCTATTGACTTATATGAACAATCGTAGTATAATAATAGATATCACTGAGGGCGCTACGCATTATCATGCGGACTACGTGATGCCAGACTGGGCTGTTACGAAAACTAAAACGATCGAGATAGCTGATCATATTTTTTACAGATGGGAGTAATGAATGGTAGAAGTAATGACGACAGCAAAGTTCTCGAATATAATCGAGAGAACTGTTATTGACAAACGATTGAGTTATATTGACGCAGTGGTTTGGTGGTGCGAGAAGAACGAAATGGAAATTGAGGTGGCAGCTAAGTTACTCAATACTGTAATCAAGGGTAAGCTAGAAGTAGAAGCCCAGGATTTGAATGTTATTGCGAAAGGCGCACGGTTGCCTATTTGATATGGAAGATGACGATATGATGTCAGGGTTTGAATGTTACAAGACTTATCTTGCGGTCAGCTCACACTTCGTGCGCGACTCATATGATTTCTTTAAGTACAATGGCAAGACTAACGCAAAGGAAAGTGCGTACATTACACGCAGGGACAAATACTTCTTCGAGAAGGCATCTAAGCGGTATAAGCGTGAGGAGTTCCTAAAGTTCTTGGTCTCTAACTATGTGAACAACACTAGTGTGACCAATAAGTGGATTGGCGATATGATGGGTACGTCATCAGCAGATGTTCTTACTCAATGGAAGAAACGCGTCGAGGCGCTGTCGTATAGGTTCTCCGAGGATATTGGATATCTTGAGGGTATTGAGATGGAGTTTAATAACCTATTCGTATCAGTTGACGGTAGGCATCCAATTATCTATCGGCACTTTGCTCAGGGAAGGATATCTATTGAGACTTTGGTTCTACTTGATAAGTTGGTTGGGTTCTCGCGTTTATGGAAACGGTATGACGATATGATTCTGAATGATGCATTGCATCTGATGAGTAAGTATTCTCCGTTCCTTGAACAGTTCTCTCCGATGGACAAGCCAAAGCTCAAAGGCATCGTTTTAAAATATTATAAATAAACTTGTTAAAAGGGTTGACTTCTCCCCAAAAGAAGTATATACTAGCAGTTCAATATTATGATATATTGTGAATAAACTTAATACTAAAATACAACGCATATAAGAGAGAAAGAACTATGGCATCATCATTCGCATCACTTAAAAAATCACGCGCTAATAATCTTAGCAAACTAGTCTCTGAAGGAAATAAGTTATCTGCTGGCGCCAAGCCTAGCGGAGACGATCGTTACTGGAAGCCAACCGTAGATAAAGCAGGTAACGGTTATGCTGTTATCCGTTTCTTACCTGAACCAAAAGGTGAAGATCTACCATGGGTTCGTTTGTTCGATCACGGTTTCCAGGGTAAGGGCGGCTGGTACATCGAGAACTCCCTAACAACTATCAACGAAAAGGATCCAGTTTCTGAGCACAACTCTATGCTCTGGAATAATGGTACTGACGCTGGTAAAGATCAAGCCCGTCAGCAAAAGCGCCGACTCAAGTATACCTCTAACGTCATGATCATTAAAGATCCAAGCAACCCTTCTAGTGAAGGTAAGGTGTTCTTGTATCAGTATGGTAAGAAAATCTTTGATAAGCTGAACGAAGCGATGAATCCAGCGTTCGAAGATGAAACTCCAGTAAACCCATTCGACTTCTGGGCTGGTGCTGACTTCAAACTCAAGATCCGTCAGGTTGACGGGTATCGTAACTACGATAAGTCTGAGTTTGATTCTCCTAGCGAGCTACTGGCTGGTGATGACGATGCTCTTGAGAAAACTTATGAAGGTTTGTATTCACTAGCTGAGTTCCTTGATCGTAAGAACTTCAAATCTTATGCTGAATTACAAACTAAGTTGAATCGAGTGCTTGGTCTTGATGGCGGTAATACTGCCCCGACCGCTCGAGCTGTAGATGACTCTGACGAAATTCCGTTTGAGCGACCAACTCCTGTTCGCGGTTCTACCCCTACTCCGGTAGCAGCTGCTCCCGCAGCGGATGAGGATGATGACTTATCGTTCTTTGAGAAACTGGCTGAAGAAGATTAAACTTTAATTATTGATCCCTACTTTGGGGGCACTTCGGTGCCCCTTTTTTTATGAGTAGGATTGCGCCATTCTTGCGCGCATTGGCCTTCTGCGCCTAACAGCCCCAGGGGATATGTTTGTTTGGCTACTTACACTTGTTGAGGTAGGTGCCGAAATATTAGTAGGAGCGACGGTCGTCACTACTACGTTCCCAGCAGCAGCACCTGCCTTAGACGATCTAGCATTAACCTGAGATCCATCCATAGGATCCTTTCTGGGTTCGATAGCACTTCTGGTATCTGGCCGCTGTCCGCTGGCTTCTAACCTAGCTTTGGCTAATGGGGA